CTTCGATTACAATCCAAGTGAATCGGCATCCTGGTTGTATGAACTACCGAAGGAGGAAAGCATCCTCATCAAATCAACGTATCGCGACAATCCATTCCTTCCCGATTCCATCCGTAGACAAATCGAGGACTTGAAGCGAACTGATGAATCACTGTATCAAATCTACGCACTCGGTGAGAAGGCAATCAGCAAATCCAACATATATTCGAATTGGACATTCGTGAAGCATCGACCTGCTCGGTTCGTCAATTACGTCTATGGGTTGGACTTCGGATACAATCACCCCACAGCTCTCATGCGAGTGTATTGGTGTGAGGATGACATCTACATCGAGCCGGTCATCTATGAGAGCTACCTCACCACGACCAACCTCATCGAGAAGTGTGAGCAACTTGGAGTGGAGAAGAACATCACGATCGTAGCAGATTACGCACGACCGGAGATAATCGCGGAGATGAACAATGCAGGATACGATGTGCAGAATGCTAACAAGGTTGTGAAGAAAGGCATCGACAACATCAAGACCTTCGGAGTGTTCTGCGAGGATGAGTCCAGGATAAAAAAAGAGTACGAGAATTATAAGTGGAAGAAGATTGGTGACCAAATCACTGATGAGCCGGTGAAGCTGTGGGATGATGCCATGGATGCGGTGCGATATGCCGGTACTTACATCCGAAAGGAATACTATACCGATGACTCATACTTCGCCTTCTAAACATAATAACTATTTTTGTTAATATATATATGGCATTTAGAACAAAGAAAATATCGCAGATGGATCCGAAAGGAGCCAACCTTGCATCGACCGATTTATTGGAGATATCTGAATTGGTTAGTGGAAGCTATGTAACCAAGTCAATCACGGGAGCTGAGATTGTCGCGGGTGCCACAACGGGATTAGTCCCAACGACTCGCACAATATCAACGACATCGCCATTGAGTGGAGGAGGTGACCTTTCCGCAAACAGAACGTTAAGCATTGCAACTGCGAACACTACCACAACGGGTGCATTGTCATCGACTGATTGGAATACGTTTAATAACAAAGTCCCAACGACTCGCACCCTAACAATAAACGGAACTACACAAGACCTTTCAGCAGATAGAACATTCACTATATCAACGGGAATAACAATCGGTACGACTGCAATTACATCCGGAACCGATGGGCGCGTTTTATTTCAAAATGGTGGCGTAGTTAGTCAGTCGGCAAACTTGTTCTTTGATGTTACCAATGGAAGGTTTGGAGTTGGGACTTCAACGCCTTCAGCGATTATACATTCAGTTGGTTCGGTTACAGCTTCGGGTTTAATTGCAAGAGCGAACTTCTTTAATAACACTTTAGTAGCATCGGCTAATAACGATGTCTTGGTTGGCTTGGACATTACTCCAACTTTCACAAATGGAGCGTTTACAGGAGTTAGCAATTACTTAATAAACATGTCATCCCCATCGGTATCGGGAGCATCAATATTTGTAAGTAAATACGCGTTTGGAAATTCTTGGATAATTAACTTAAAAGACGGAGGAACAACTCAAACTGGTAGTATTATGCAAGCCTACGGATTAGAATTAGGTAGCTCTAATAGTGGTTTAGGTGGTATTTTAAAAGGTAAGTGGGGTGTCGGATATGGCGCGGGTACTTCATCAATTCCCGTTACTTTAAGTGTCAACGGAAGTTTAGGTGTAGGCATAACCACAGACGCAGGATACAAGCTTGACGTTAATGGTACTGCGAGGGTGAGTGGTGGAATAACATTACCTTTTAGTGCAGGAGTTACAATTAATAGTAGCACTAATGACTTGGTATTCAATGTACCGTTTTATTATAGAATAATGGCTACGGGTTCTGATACAGGGACTGTAATATCTTCAATGTGGAACGGTACTCAAATGATTAATGGATTAAATAGAAGAACAGTTATTACCAATACAACAGGGAATGGTACAAGTTCAGGTACTATTACAGCATCAGCAATTTTAGATGTACAAAGCACAACATTAGGATTTCTTCCTCCACGAATGACAACCACACAAAAGAACGCCATTGCTTCACCCGCAACGGGACTAATGGTATATGATACAACTTTAAACTTAATGGCTTTATATAACGGAACAGTATGGACAACACTTTAACAACAAACGGAGTAGCGATACAACCTATCGTCTATCCACTTAACGAAGGTACTGCAACATTCTTAACAGTACTAGTAGAAGCATTCTTAACGGATGCAACAACCGCGAGTACCTATTACAGATTGCTTACCGATGATGGCAAAATCCTAACCGATGGACGCTACCAAATGACGGAAGAACAATTCGCAGAATGGGGACGTGACAACTCAGTCGTTGACGATTACGTTGCGGAATATTTGGGAGTAGTAATCATCTAAAACACGGACTATGTTAACATTATCAGAAGAACAAGTAAAGCAATTAGAAGCAATCTTAAGTGAGTTACCGATGAAGTTCGGAGTTCCTATCTTGAACATCTTAAACGAAGCTGCACAAGCTGAGAAACCAAGCGAAGAAGAATGAGTCAAACAACCATTGCATCACCTCAGGCATTCAGTCCGGCATACAATCCTTTGAAGTTCATCGTTGATTCAACCAACAAGAACAACACTGGATTCAAATACATATTCCAAGTATTCGAGGCAGGAACTGCAAACAAAATTGCGGAGTATAAAGTGCTTCCAACCTACGTTGATGGATATGGTGAGATTGATTTATCGAAGCTCCTTCAGAGCCAAGTATCATGGGACCTCAACACACTGAGCACATCATGGTACAACGCACCGAATTCGAGATACCTTTACGATGTCAAAGTCGGTGAGGAGCAATTGGCTGAATACTCATGGACTTCCAACATCACCAACAATGGAGGGAATGCAAGAATAAACGTGACCAACACGTTCGCGGTTGGTGACCAGGTAGTCATCACACAAGCAGATGGTGGAGTGGCGAATCCTCAGCTCGAAGGCCTTCACACCGTGCTCAGTGCAACGGGATCTAACTTCACGGTCAATGTGCTATTCAGCTCCATCACCGATGTAACAATCAATGGAGATGTTTGTTACGCTGATAACCGTAAATTGATTACGTTGGACGTCACTACATTTGAGGATTACGTTGTTTTCAATGGAGCATTCAGATGGTTGGATTGGAGCGTGTACGATAACAGTGATTATAAGCTATCCTTCGCAGATAGTTATTGGTTGACCAATCAACCTCAAGAGTTCAGTTGCACATTAGGTCAGGATTTATATTTGAATCTTTGGAGTCCAAAAGGACATGACCGAATCATATTTGTTAATAGCCTTGGAGCTTCGTTCTACAAAGACATTAACAACGCAGATGAGATATCTCAAGTTCCTGTTGGTCCGAATAACTTCGGTGTATTGGTTGGAACGGGTGACCTTATCAGCAACACGGTAACTCATTATGATGTTTGGTATCGCACTGCATTAGGTATCGATTCCAAGAAGTACCGAATCAACCTGGATAGGAGAACAACTATCTCGGAGTATCACATGCTATTCCTTGACCGATTAGGTTCGTACTCATCATTCGCATTCCAATTGAAATCATATGAGAGAGGTGAAATCACTCGCGAGATATTCAACAAGGATGTCGAAGGTTATGTGAGTGGAGCTTCATGGAACTACCGCACCGAGGACATGGGATTCATGCAGTCCAGCATCAACGTGACCAAGTCATTTGACCTCAATACCAATTGGATGGAAGAGAGTGCAGGACAATACTTCGAAGAGCTATTGACATCACCTCAGACATTCGTGAAGATTGTGCAGTACAATACCACTGAGGATGGCCTTCCAATCATTGGAGAGGATGGATGTCCGATTCACATCGCAGAGTCAACCGCATATCAACCATGCATCGTTCAAAATAATGCATACGAGGTATACCAACAACGCAACAAGAATCTAATCAAGCAAAGCATCACCATCAAATTATCAAATCAAGACAACATCAATGGTTAGAATTCAACTCTCAAATGGTTATCTTGACGTAAAGGAAGGTACTGCATTCCCATTGAACTTCTCAATCGGTGATATCCGTGACCTCACGAAGCGTACCGGTACCTTCTCCAAGACAATCACATTGGTTGGAAGCAAGAACAACCACAACCTCCTTGGACACCATTACGATGTAAATATCGAAGAGGGTACATTCAACATCAACACGATCACGAAATGCACCGTGCTTCAGAACGATGTGCCAATCATGGAGGATGCATTGCTTCAGTTGGTCAATGTTCGCAAATCTCAGATGACCGATGCACATGAGCAG